AATAAAATGAAAGCAATTGTATGGTCAAAAGACCAATGCCCCTACTGCGACCAAGCCAAGGCCTTGCTCAAATCACGCAACATTGAATTTGAAGAACGCAATATCATGCATGGTTGGACACGAGAACAACTATTAGAAGCAGTACCAAATGCTCGCACAGTACCACAGATCTTTTTAGATGATGAACTTGTGGGCGGGTTCACAGAACTCAGAACAAAACTAACAGAAAGCAAATAATGGAAATTGGAAAAGTTTACACATTCAAACTGAACTCAGGCGAGGAAATGATTGCCAAAGTTGTGGATGCTGGTGAAGGTTATGCCATGTTACAGGACCCTGTAAGTGTGGCTCCTGGCCCTCAAGGCATGGGACTTGTGCCATCAATGTTTACCGCAGATCCTGACAAAAATCCCCGGCTAAATATGAATTGTGTTGCTATCTCTGCATTAACAGACGAATCAGTTCGTATGAAATACATCGAAGCAACCACAGGCATCAAAGTGCCAGAAAAGCGAATTTTAGTAGGATAAAATGCCAGCAGTACAACGAGTAGGTGATGCAGACGGTGCAGGAGGAGTAGCCAGTGGTGGCGTTGGTTCAGTGCGAGTCAACGGTCGAGCAGTAATTGTTGATGGTAACTCTGTAAGTGCTCACCCCTGTTGCGGTCAAAGAGGTTGCCCACCTATTCATTGTAGTGCTGTCACAGCTGGCGGATCAGGCTCAGTTAGGGCTGGAGGCATTCCTGTAATTTACACAGGTGCCGGTGACACTTGCGGCCATGCTAGAGCTGGTGGATCAGATAACGTTAGAGTGGCAGCATAATGGCACAAGGTATTTTAACACCGTTGCAGTTGACAGCAGCCTCGGCCTTGTTGGCCAACACTGGCATTGATCCATTGCCAGCTGCACTGACCACTGCGGTTGCATCATTTAATACCGGATCACCAATCCCAAATTTTCTCACGGCTGTAGCCAACTACACTGCTGCATCATTTGCTAATGCAACAACACTGTCATCATTGTTGACCATTGGCAACACAAACATTCCTGCATTAGGCGACAGTATTCCTGCGGCCTTTACCAATCTTACTCCTGTATCCACTGTGCCTGCAGGATTTGCGGGGTTAATACAACAAACTGGAAACAACTATCTTGGTAACAGCGATGTTGGTCGATTCTCACAAGGCTTCATGGCAGTACAAGGTTACATCAACACAACCAATCAGTATATTAATTCTGCTGTAAACGCACAAACTTATCTTGGTCCCACATTCACCAACATGGATACCTTGACAACCAACAGCATCAATGATGTGAATCCAGAGTTTGGAAACTTTGCCACAGACTTGACCAATCAAGGTAATTTGACCAACTTGAATGATCTTCGAATGTATGGCACACCAGCCGGACTATTGCGTCAATTGGCTGCAGAAGGCAACATGGTAGGCGGTGTGTTTGGACCTGTACAAACGCCATTGTTGGCTGCAGGATTGTCAACTAACAATATTCAGACTTTGTTGACAGGTGCAGACACAGTGTCAGAAAACGAATATTTACGTTTACAACAGTTGGCCTATCAAGGTATGACCAATGTTACTGGCACAGACCTAGACCAAGTTTTGAGTATATTGGAAGTTACCACACCTAATATTACCAGTATGGCTGACTTGTTGGATCAAACCAAGATATTTCCCAACAGCTATACCACATTACAAACACCCAGTCCCGTGGGTCCAGTTCCGGTATACGGACCAGACGGCAGTGTAAACATGAACTTGGCCGACAATGTGTCAGCATATCTGGCAGCTCCTAATGGGTGTGAAGATTTAGGCAAAGTAATTCCTCCGGCACAAGCAGTAAGTAACAAGGCTGTGCAAGTGGCATTTGAACAAGTTACCAACGTAACCAATACCACATTGCCTGCGTTGGCTGCAACAGTCAACACCCTGCCAAGAACTCCTTGGAACATTAACACAACTTATTTGGCCAACGATCTAGTGGCCAATGCGCCAGCAGTAAATGGCCTGGCACAGTTGAGCCCAGACACGGTTTTTTATCGTGCTCAGCAAGACGTACCAGTTGGAACAAGTATCAATGATACCAGCTATTGGTTGCCTACTACCGCAGGATGTGGATTGAGCACTATGTCTGGATTGCCACTGATACAAGCACAAACATCAGCTATTGATTCTTCGGTAGCTTCGTATTTTTCCAATAATTTAGCAACTGGGTCAGGACCTGACGGAACCATTACCACTTGTGATGTGATCGGTACTGCTATTGACAGCGGCAATATTGCCGCACAACTGGCCATTGCCACTTCGGCCATGGCCAATATTGTGACCCTAGACGCCAGTAACATTGCCAACATTAATTCAGCCTACCTAGCCATAGCTGGTGCAGCCAATGCCACAGTGGTAGTTGCCAACATAACCAGAGCTAACGGCAACATCACTAACATTTACAACAACGCCAACACTCAAGTTGTGTCCAATGTCGCAACATTAAACACAGCATGGTCCGCCATTGCCAATGTGCTCAGCACAGAAAAAACATACCAAACATCCGCTGGCATTGATTACACTAATCTTCAGTCAGGTGAAAAGGTCAGCACAATGAGCTTTGTGCAACAGTTGCCCATTTATGGTACTCAAACCAGTTCATGTGGTCCTGCTTACTTTCTTGAACAAGTGGCCAATACCAGCATCATTGGCGGCCAAGCTATCATTGGCGCCATGCGTGAAGGTAAAAACAATCAGTGCCTAGGAGAGGCAAGATTGAACGTTAATACCACCCCTGGCGCCATCCCAGCAGTGACCCCTGTGCCTGCTGTGACTCCTGTATACTAAAGTATACATTTTTTCTGGTTGACCGATAAAGGCCGTGTCTGCTATAATTAGGGCATGTGGACCAAAATGCAACGCCAAATACAAAAGTACTACTATCGTACTAATTTTACGGTAGTAGAACTCCTAGTGATTGTAGGGTTATTATTTTGGTTGACCAGAAAAGCCGTTTTTGCTATAATTTAGGCATAGTAAGCAACAAAGGAGCCCCAAATGACCCAGATGTCCAAGATCCAGCAAGTCAACTCTGCAATCATGTTTGGTGAGTTTTCAAACACTGAACTCGACAGCATCCTCAGTGCAGTGCAATTTGCCAAGGCCAGCCTGCGCAAACACAATATCCGTCAGTTCGCCAAAGGTGACACAGTGAAATTTCACAGCACCAAACGTGGCATGACCATGTCGGGCACTGTGAGCAAGATTGCCATCAAGTATGTTACAGTGAGCACCCCACAAGGCTTGTGGCGTGTGCCTGCTAACATGTTGGAGGCAGCATGACATTTCGACGCTGGTTAAATCAGCGTTGGTATGCTCACTGCCTTGAAATAGAAGAATGGACTGGCCGCATGCCGCCCTATCCAATGTCTGAATATTTTGCCAAATACAAATATTGGCTTAAACGAGAATACCGTCATCAACAAGGAGAAAACTATGGGTCTTGATATGTATGCCTATGTGGCCACCCGTGAAGGTCAGCAACGCGAATACTACGATGGTGCTGAGTGGGACGAAACCACCAAAGATCTTGTGAATACAAAAGTGAACAAGCCGCGTGAAATTGCCTACTGGCGCAAGCATCCTAACCTGCATGGCTGGATGGAACGGCTGGCAGAACAAAAAAAATTAAGCTATGATAGCTTCAACGGCATCGAAATGGAACTCACTCCCGAGGACTTGGATGAGCTTGAACGAGCAGTCACACACCATCAACTGCCGGCTACATCAGGTTTCTTCTTTGGCAACAATTCGGACCAACACTACTATGACAGTGACTTGGCGTTTATCAAGGCCGCCAGAACAGAAATGTTCATGGGTTTGAAAGTGTTTTATAACTCATCGTGGTAAGGCGTTAAGTATATGAATGAAACTGATTACAGCAACTCAAGATTTGAGGGCGTAGTGGCCGCTGGCTGGATACGCGATCTCGAAAGTTCGGACAGTCGCATTCACAAAGAGAAAGTGATTGAAAAAGCCCTGATGGCCGCAAAGTTGGGCAGTGCCGATGCACAGTGTTTCTTGTTCAACTGCTATCAAGCCTACAATCCATTCTATGTGTTTGGCATTAGGCAAGTGCCAGAAACTACGGGCCTTACTGGCCGTAACAATCCTTGGACACAGTTCTGGGCCATGTTAGAATCCCTGCGCACTAGATCAATCACAGGCAATCGTGCTAGAGAAGCCATTGAGCAAATGAGTCAGCAGTTTGACTCTGAAGAGTGGAACATGTTAGCTCGCCGTGTGTTGATCAAGGACCTGCGATGCGGCATCAGTGAAAAGACCATCAACAAGGTTGTGGGCAAAACTGACTACCGCATTCCAATTTTTTCGTGCCAACTGGCACAGGACTCTACGGATCATCCCAAGAAAATGAAAGGCATCAAGCGCCTGGAATGCAAGTTGGATGGCGTGCGTGTGTTGGCAGTTCTTAGTGGGCGCACGGTCACATTGTACAGCCGCAATGGCAAAGAGTTTGAGAACTTTCCGCAGATTGCTGATGCCATTGAAGATGCTTGGCAGCACTTCCAACTCGGTGGGCGTGGCACAGATAGACATTATGTGTTGGATGGTGAGATTGTGGGCGAAAGTTTCCAACAGCTCATGCGCCAAGCACATCGCAAATCAGATGCCGAAACCACAGGCATGGTATATCACATTTTTGACATCATTCCACTTGATGCCTTCAAAGAAGGGCATTGGAATGTACAGCAGTACAAGAGACTGGAATGGTTAGAAGCGGCTCGTGCTGGCTTGGAAGAAACCACATGTCTGCGTATCATGCCTGGATTGGATGTAGATTTGGACACAGCCGAAGGGCATGATATCATGCAACGCTATGCCGAAGCCGCTGTGGAAGGTGGCTTTGAAGGCATCATGATCAAGAGCCTGGATGCACCTTATCAGTGCAAGCGGTCGGACTCGTGGATGAAATGGAAGCCCACCATTTCAGTTGATTTGAACATTGTGGGTTTTGAAGAAGGAACTGGTAGGAACAAAAACCGGTTGGGTGCTATAATCTGTGAAGGAGATGACAATGACCGTAGAATTTGTGTTAATGTTGGCAGTGGGTTTAGCGATACTCTTCGTGATGAGTATTGGGCCAGTAGGGATCAGTTACTTGGTCACTTGGTTGAAGTCCAAGCGGACGCAGTTACCCAAAACCAAGACGGAACCTACTCACTCCGATTCCCCCGGTTCTTGAGGTTCCGTGACTTTGAAGCAGGCAATAAAGTATGAAAATTGGATTGAGCTATAGTCGATGTGTTCGAGACATTGTGCAAGGTCGCGTGGACATAGACAATGTGTTGGTGCTAATCTCTCGCACAGACTTTGACCCGCATGACGACAAGCAGTGGGCGGATATCTGGTTTGGCTATCGCTACGGATTAAATCCTCAGTGGTGGGATTGCAGGGATCAGGATGAGGGTCACTATCGACAAGTTAGTATCGAACTTTGGGAAACTGGCCGGTTTCATCAGCCACGCAAGTTTGGAACTCGTCCTGCTCGCCGTTCTGAGATTTGGCTGGAAGCAGTGTTGCCGGACAGTGAACTTGAATCTCGCCCGGCAGTGAAAGATGCCTGGGACAAATTCCAAATGGTCGCTGGATTGACCAATGTCAAACTGGATCGAACTTATTCGTAATTTAACTTAGGAGATTCCCATGTGGAAACTTGTAATCCCTGCACTAGCAGTGGCTCTAACAGGATGTGGTGGAGGCAGTGGCAGTGGCAGTTCCGGCAATAGCACGCCAGCCACTTCTATACTTGTGGCAGCTGGCACAATATCAACTGTCAGTAACTTTATACCTAGTCTAGCTGCCGGCAATTTTGACAATACTGGTGATAGCTATGTTATAGTCAGTGGTTGGTTAGCCAACAGCTCACCAACATCTACAGTTAAAATTTATCGATTGTCTGGCACTGGCCCGAGGCCTCAATGGGGCACAGGCACAATTACAGATGCCACTGCTGATGTGTTAGGCAGTGAGTTTGCTTGGTCAGTTAACTATCCACAAGTAGCCGACTTCAATCGAGACGGCATTGATGACATTTTTTTTCCGGGATTTACTGACGGTCCTAACTTGTCTCAAAATAATGCATCAGTGGTTTTTTTAAGCAGAGCCGGACAAAGCCATAAACGAGTGGACTTGGCTGGGCTTACTTGGAATCACGGAACCACTGTGCTGGACGCCAATCAAGATGGTTGGTTGGATGTGATCAACAGCAATGGTGAAATGTGGATAAACACACAGGCAGATGGATTTACCTATCGAGCTAAAGATACTTTTCGCACTATCAAACATCCTCTTGCTGGTGCCGGAGTGTGTGCAGGAGACTTAGATGGATCTGGTGACACACAAGTGGTGCTAACTGACCAAACAGGACTTCAAGCCAGTCAATTGATCTACAAGTTAAACGCCAATATGGAGCCTATCTATCAGGGTGCATTGCCAGTGCCGTATTTTGACAAAAATAATACTGATGCCACAGTGAATCGAAGTCATGATGTAAGCTGTCAGATTGTGGATGTGAATGGCGACGGACGGCAGGATGTTGTGGTGATCAGTTATCTTCATGACAATACAGTGACCAGAACAATTGGTGCTCAAAGCATGGTGCAAATCTACTACAATCTTGGTGGTTATGTGTTTAGTGATGCAACAGACGTCAGCATGTCAGGATATAACCAAGGTGCCGTGGCTAGTTATACTCCTAAAATTGTAGACTTCAATGGTGATGGGCATGCAGACATTTGGTTGATGAATACCAACCGTGCAGAAAGCGGCAATCAAGTTTGGCTAAATGATGGCACAGGAAAATTCAAACAAAGCCGCAAGCAAGACTTCAACACCCTGACCAGCCTACATGCTGTGTTAAACAGTGTAGAATCCAATACTAGTGGTATCATGTTGCCAGTGCAGATTAACGACAAATGGAATTTTATTATAGCCACAGTGTCTGGAATTAAGAACACAGTATACGTGGCGTATGCTAGAACACAATGGAGTTTTCAATGAAAAAGATTTATTACGAAAAAAAGGGACGCAGGTATGTGCCTGTGAGTGAGTACGACAGTGAATACTTGGACAGTTTTTCTAAAGGCACACACATTGTGATGTGCTACCCGGGTGGACAAAGCCGCCGGTACAATATTGATCCCAACCACGCCGCAATGATTGCGGCTGGACGTTTAGCCGAAGATGGCATATGCGAAGCCATGCGCAAAGCCAGCGAGATGCGGCCACAGCGTACACCTATTACTCCTGGACAAAAGAAAGCCTGGGAAAAATTGGCAAAAGAGTTTGGTGATGGCCTGGCCGCACTGACCATGGGCAGTGCTCGAGATCATGCCGAAGCAGGTGTCAACGCCATGATGGCAGAAGCAGACAAACTGATGAGTCACCCGGCTGTGCGTGATGCATACGAACAGTTTCAAACTGTGTGCAATCTTGTCAAACAAAAGCAAAACACTTGACATCCACGTCGAGTGTTGTTATAATTACTGTGCATGATCAAAGAGATGGGGTAGTCTAATGGTGGGGCGGGGTGAATCGATAACCTGGGCCTGCTTGGACCGTGGCAAGTTAGACTTAAATCCTGTAGGTTGCGACAAGGACCTCGATCTTAGGATCAAAACCAGGCTGATACCCTGGGAGTATGCCGAGAGGATAAATCTGGAAAGGTTAGAAATGACTGTCAAAATTGAGGGCTCTGCGTTGAGTATCCCTGAGTCACTTGACTCGCTTGAAATAACGCCTTTGGTCATGCACCGTATTTGGTTTCGATTGCATACTACTAAAGAATGGTATGCAGTCATGAACGAGGCTAGAGCCATGTTTGGAAAAAACTGGCGCACTCAAAGCAGAGTAAAACGCAGATTAGAACACACCACATTGTGGGGAATTTCGTTGCAACCAGTGCCGGTTTGGTTCGAAGTGCCAGATCAGACCTTTGCCACATGGGTGGCAGTAAAGCATGCGGTGATTGCCATGCCGCCGCCCGGTAAATAATTTTTATGATATTTGGATTTGCAATTCTCGCCACCGCATTACTCTTAAGCGCCGTAGCAGCCTGGTACTCGGTAGCCGGATTGGTGGCCATCTTTAGTGCGGCCGCTATTCCGGTTATTATCATGGGCGGTAGTTTAGAACTAGGCAAAATTGTTGCCACTGTATGGTTGCACAACAACTGGCAGCGTGTGGGCATCATGTTCAAACTGTATTTGGTACCAGCCATAGCATTCTTGATGATCTTGACCAGCATGGGTATTTTTGGATATCTATCTAAAGCACACTCAGATCAAAGCCTAGTGTCAGGAGATGTTGTTGGCAAGATTGCAATATATGATGAAAAGATCAAAACAGCAAGAGATAACATAGATGCGAACCGTAAGGCGCTTAAACAGATGGACGAGGCTGTGGACCAAGTTATGGGCCGAAGCCAAGATGAAAAAGGTGCAGACAAAGCAGTTGCAATTCGAAGAGGGCAACAAAAAGAACGTGCTCGTCTCCAAACTGAGATCTCCGCCGAACAGAAAATTATTAGTCAACTATCTGAAGAGAGGGCGCCTATTGCCGCCGAGGTCCGAAAAGTGGAGGCAGAGGTTGGACCAATAAAATACATTGCGGCCCTGCTGTACGGAGATAATCCAGATGCCAATCTGTTAGAACGTGCAGTGCGTTGGATGATCATAATGATTGTGCTGGTATTTGATCCCTTGGCCCTGACATTGATTCTAGCCGCCAACAAACAGTTTGAATGGGCACGACAAGGCACCGGCGGCTTTGTGCATGACGAACCCCGTTACGAACCAGACGACGGCCCACTCTCTGAACAACAACTTGAACAGATACAAGCCAGTGTGGAACTACCAAAAGATCCACATCCGCCGGGTTGGATGTTTGATAAGAAAGAAGATGAACGACCATGGAATGAACGCTATCCGTATTTGACTTGGCCGTTTGTGCATTTTAAAGATCTCAAGCCCATGGTGGCTCCTGATCCTGTTAACGAAGATCAAGCAGCAATGTCCATTCGGCCGCCAGAAGAAATTCCAGGCGTAGAACTCCGTACCTGGACTGAGAAAGAAATTGAAGCATTAGATACAACTATTGATGAAGTTGAAAAAGCAGCCGTCAAGGCCTGGAAAGCTGCCAACCCTGACAATACCATCAAAGCACAACGAATCAAATTAATCCGTGGACAAATTACCAAACTACCATGGCATGATCCAAAATACACACAATCAAGTTTTGGCAATCAGTTTCCACAAAATCCAAGCCGCGGTGATACCTTTGTAAAAACCGATCGCATGCCTCCACAGTTGTACAAATTCAACGGAGACGAGTGGATTATTATTGACAAAAACTCTACAGATAACTATACTTACGACACAGCATACATTGATCATCTCATTGACAAAATTGCCACTGGTGAATACGATCCAGATTTGTTGAGTGACATTGAGAGAGAACAAGTAGCAGAGCGTCTTAAACAAACCAATACCAACGCATGAAACAATCCGAAAATTTAGATAATTGCAGTTTTTGTCACAAACACAAGGATGCAGTGGTTAAATTGATAGTAGGCGAAGATGTCGCTATCTGTAACGAATGTGTGGAACTTTGCCAAACTCTTTTGGTAGACGAACACATACTCACTCCTGTAGCGCAGACTATTAGTCTTGATCCGAGAGCTATTTTAAAACATCTTGACCAATATGTTATAGGACAAGATCGAGCCAAGATGGTATTGAGTGTGGCCATTGCCAACCACTACAAGCGCATACGCAACCAGGACAAAAATACCGAAATTGAAAAAGCCAATATTCTTATGTTGGGCCCTACAGGGTCAGGCAAAACATTGTTGGCACGATCAGTAGCAAGATACTTGGATGTGCCTTTTGTAATTGCTGATGCAACCAGTTTAACTGAAGCAGGTTATGTAGGTGATGATGTTGAAAGTTTGATTTCACGACTGTATGCAGCCTCGGGCAATGATGTCGAAAAGACACAACGCGGTATTGTGTTTGTGGACGAGATAGACAAAATCAGTCGGCGCTCAGAAAGTCAAAGCATCACAAGAGATGTATCTGGCGAGGGTGTGCAACAGGCCTTGCTCAAGTTAGTAGAAGGCACCAAATGTAGAATCACACCCACTGGTGGCCGCAAACATCCCAATGGCGAAACTGTGGAAATTGACACCACCAACATTTTGTTTATTGCTGGTGGTGCGTTTGTGGGTCTAGATAATATTGTGAAGAATCGCATTCGTGGCACATCTATTGGATTTCAAGCTGAAGTGTCAGTAGATCGTGCTGGCGACCTTGATCAAGTAACCCCCGATGACTTGGTTAGGTTTGGCATGATCCCGGAGTTTGTGGGACGTTTTCCAAGCTGGGTTGCATTAAACGAACTTGCGTTAGAAGATTTAATATTGATTCTGACAGAAATCAAGCACAGTTATGTAGAACAATATCAGTGGCTGTTTGCACAAGATAACATTAATTTGGAATTTAATAAATCTGCACTAGAACAAGTGGCCAAAAATACCCTAAAAAACAAAACAGGAGCACGTGGCCTGCACAGCGAACTAGAACGTGTGCTACTACCACACATGTTTAATCTAGCACGTTATAAAGAGCAGGGTGTTGACCAAGTAAAAATCACCGATGACCTGGTAAATACTCCTACAGAATTAAAGGCACCCAATGAACAAATTGCGAGGAAGGTCGGTAATAGTCGCTGATGGTAATGTAGAAAAAGCTCTGCGTAAATTTAAGAAAAAAATTCAAGTATCTGGCATTCTCAACGATCTGCGTGATCGTGAATTCTACACCAAGCCCACTACTGCTCGCAAGCTCAAACGCAGTGCTGCCAAAAATCGCTTGCGCAGACAACTGGCCGAGCAAGCCCTGCCTAAAAAACTGTACTAATGTATATTGAGTTTCAGTTGTCCTCAGACTTAGTTCGAAACAAACTGAATGCATGGGCAGTAAAATACAATATCAAATATCGTACTAAAGTATTCAAATATACCTTACGGGTTACATTTGATTCGGATGAATCTTACACACTATTTGCAATGACGTGGGTGCCACACCCAGACCATCCAGAATGGACAAGTTACCGCTTGATAACTGACCTAAATAATAAAATATAATTTTTTTTCGTGTATAATAAATAACAATGTAGTGCCCATAGTGGGGCTACATTACAAGTCATCTTGCTTATATAAAGGAGAAAACAAATGACAAAAACTCTCACCCTTCGGTCTTTCGACCTTCCTGCACTCACCAAATTTGGTATCGGTTTTGATAACATGTTTGATGAACTCATGCGAGTAAGTGCTCAACAATCCTCAACAAACTACCCACCCTACAACATTGTGCAAATCAATGAAGATGAGTACATGATCAGTCTTGCGGTGGCTGGCTTTGGCCTGGATAATCTTTCAGTTACCAAGGACAAAAAGTTCTTGATCATTGAAGGCAAAGAGTATCAACCAGATAGCGAAAAGATTGTGCCAAACTATCTGCACAAAGGCATCAGCAATAGAGATTTCCGTCGTGAATTTCAACTTGCAGACCATGTGGAAATCAGCAATGCTCACCTTGAACTTGGTATCTTAAGCATTTACTTGAAACGTGAAGTGCCTGAGGACGCCAAGCCAAAGACCATTGCGATCACCTACACTTCCTAATATAATAGTGTAAATACAGTGGCAGCAATCCTGCTGCCACTGATTGTATAGCAAAGCAAGGAATAGAAATGGCACAGAGCGATACCCGCACACGAATCAAACCATCAGAGGCCGTAAAAGAGCCACCTATGTTTCGCGTGGTTTATTTGAACGACAACACAACTTCCATGGAGTTTGTGGTTGAAAGTTTGGTTGAATATTTTGAATACACTCCCGAAACCGCAGAACAAATCACCATTGACATTCACGAAGAAGGCTCTGCTTGTGTGGCAGTGTTGCCTTATGAGATTGCCGAGCAAAAAGGTGTTGAAGTTACTGTGAGTGCTAGATCACAAAACTACCCGCTCCAGATCAAACTGGAACCTGAAACAGTTCAATAATCAACAACCACACGCAGTGGATGATACACATGCTGTGACCACGGTGTTTGGCCTTGCCCACGACAGTTGTTGACATAACGAACACCATCTCGATACTGATCAACTTTGCCGTGATAGTGGCCGAAACACCAAGTATCAATTTTGTGTTCAGTATCCATGTTTAATGCATTTAACATGTGCCTGTTGCCCATGACATTGAATTTTAACTTGTTGGCCAGATCAATATCATGTGCAATCAATTCGGGCATGGGTACAGTGTGTGTGGCTATGACTATTTTCTTAACGTCTCTATGTGTTTGTAATCGCTTTACACTGGCTATCAAGTAATTGGCATCAGTAGTACTGGCTCGACGTATAGCATTATAGTTGTCGTGCGTGTAAGAATATCTCTCGCACCACCAATCTCTAACTGCTTCAGGATCAATTGTGTTGTCAAAATCAAATCCCCACCATCCATTTGTTCCTAGTATAGCCACACCGTCGATTACAACTACATTATCTTGTAAATACACCACATTGGGAATTTGTGCAATTCGTTGAGACATGTTCTGATAACTCAGTACAAGATCGTTAAAAAAAATCACATGCTCATCATTGCCATCAACATAAAACACAGCTTGGTAGCATTTTCCCAAATGTTCAAGAGTATTATACAGCAGATTTCTGTTTTCGCACACATCACCAATTACCACACAATATGGACTGGTAGGTTGACCAGACCAATCGAACTGGGTATCCCAAGTATCTACATGTAAATCAGAAATTAAATCAAAGGCAAGTTGCATGATACATATTTAAAAGGAACTGACCATGAACATAATATTTGGAGATGCTGTTAATCAAGTATCCAACACTCACACCATTTTAGAACTAGATACATTCAAGTTGATGCCGTCTGGCCAATTGGTAAAAACATATTGTGTGATTAATAGTGTACCGTTGGCAGAGTTTCCCCGACTGGACGCAAATAAATACATACATCAACAGTTGATAGAACAATATCAGCAACAAAATTGGGAATTTTGTCGTAGTGCATTGCATTCATTGACAGGTTGTTGGAATGGGGAGATGGATACTTTTTATCAACATCTTGCTGACCGAATTGATGAACATGCTACCAACCCTCTAGATGAAAATTGGGACTACACAATCACGCGAGAACAGACTGTTTAATCTTTGAAAACCCACAATCAACATTGATTTTAAATTCATCAACTACTTGATTGAAAAATTCTTTGCTAAAAAATCTGTCTTTGTTAAATTTGCAAATGTCTTTGAGTTGGTGATGTAACTTCTGTTGTTGTTCTGTTGATAGTTCAGACAATGATTTCATGAGATCAACCACAGCCTCAAGTCTCTGCACAGGATCTTGTATGCAATCGTAACTCTCATCAAAATAATCGCCAAATGTTCGAAACCCGTAGCGTTTTAGATATTCCAAACTGCCCGGGGTACTGACCAAAATAAACGGCTGTCCACAAGCAATTGGTCTAAGAGTTTTCTCTGTAAGATGCCACTTGGTATCATCAAACACTGTTTCTAATACAACTTCTATTAGAGTTTGATTGTAATCCAAACTGGTATAATCTGCGCTGGCTACAGAATCAAAATTTGTCGGCGGAAAATATTGATCTAGATCAGTTCGTATGGGGTCAAATGCAGGATTGGCAAACTTATGTTGCAACCAGTGTTGTCCAGAGTCTTCTGGATTAAATGTCAATTGGCAGTGATCTTGAAGATTTCGATTTAACACCAATTCTGTAAATTTAATTCGGTATTCTCTTAGTCCAGACCAAGCACGATTGTAAATTAAAAATGTTTTTTGAATTGATTTTGGGTTAGCAAACACTGGGTCAATCTCAGCATATCTAAACCAGTCTCTTGCAATTACAGCATGACTCCACCAGTATACACCAACTGAATAATGTTGCTCAAACCATGCTACATCTTGACTGTTCATCTCTGAATGCAACATCAAACTTTGATTATAAAACTTGGTGGATGTTACTACATACCGTCTTGTTGCTATTTCAAAAATTGAACACAACAGTTCAGGGCTGTTTGTAAACTTTGCTGTCAACAAGTCATAATCTTTATAATTTAAAGTTTCTTGGTCATGACAAAACATCTTTATGTATTGATCGGCACATAATTTTAATGGCTTACAATCATCTATTTTTCTTGACCCGTGTGGAAGAAAGCGATAAATTAAGATATCTTGGTTGCAAATGTCTTGCAAAAAATTGTATAATCTATCTAAAGGAACGCTCATGGCAAAAATTGGTTTTATTGGAATTGGTAAACTTGGCTTGGACTGTGCCGAAGTTATGGCAGAGAAACATCAAGTCTGGGGATATGATATTTACCCACGACACAGTAATAGTGTCAAAGTTTGCGGTATTGAAGAACTAGTAGACAACAGTGAGTGGATCTTTATTGCAGTACCAACTCCACATGCTGAAGGCTATGATGGATCTGTGCCATCCAGCCACATGGAACCCCGAGACTTTGGGCATGCCGCTGTGATTGATGCTATCAACAACGTCAACCGGTATGCCAAGAGCAGCAAAAAAATTGTGTTGATCAGCACAGTGCTGCCAGGAACTACTCGTAAAAAGTTTGTGCCATTGATTGATTCCAAACATCAATTTTGTTACAACCCTTACTTGATTGCCATGGGCTCTGTGAAGTGGGATATGGCCAATCCTGAAATGGTTATCATTGGCACTGAAGATGGGTCACTTACTGGTGTTGCAGGCGAACTGATTGATTTGTACAAAACCATCATGCAGAATGATCCACGCTATGAAGTGGGCACCTGGGACGAGTGCGAAGCTATCAAGATCTTCTACAACACTTTTATTTCGGCCAAAGTTGGCCTTGTGAATATGATTCAAGATTTTGCCTTGCGTATTGGCAACATCAATGTGGATGTTGTTACCAATGCCTTAGCACGGTCAACCATGCGAATCATGGGTCCCAAATACATGACAGCAGGCATGGGCGATGCAGGAGCTTGCCATCCACGAGACAACATTGCCTTGCGTTGGTTGGCGCAAGAATATGATATTGGCTATGACTTGTTTGACACTGTGATGCATGCTAGAGAAATCCAAGCAGAAAATCTTGCTAAATTTTTGATCACTGTCAGTCAAGACAACAACAATCTGCCTATTGTGATTCACGGCAAAGCCTACAAGCCCGATGTGGAATATTGCATTGGCAGTTACAGCACCTTGGTTGGACATTATGTGACCATGCTTGGTCACACAGCATTAAAATACATTGATCCATTGGCTGATAACTCTACCGACGTAGTAGATAATATAAATTATCCTGCGGTATTTTTATGGGCACACAATCGCAAGATCACATACGAATACACCGGTGATCAAGCAGACACCAAACCGTACTGTGATATTTTGCCAGGCAGCGTGATTGTTGATCCATGGCGCAAGTTAGAGTCCTCTGCAAACATTAAAGTCATACATTATGGTAACACCCGTAGTGCGTGAATATCACATTGAGAGATTTTGGGATGACGAGTTCAAAACTTTGGACTACATCCATGAACCTTTCAATGATCCAGCAAGTGTGGCGCTTTGGAACTCACAAGGATATACCAGCAAAATTTGTGGCGATCTTTGTGACATGCGGCATCGCTTGCCAGCCTGGGCCAGCAAGTTTGTTGAAATGTACAAAGCCCACGGCTGGAAAGATATTGGATTGGCATTTTATCGCATGAGCACCGACACTGTGATGCCGGTACACCAGGATCTATACAAACGCTATATTGAACTTTTCAATCTCCAAGGACAAGAAACTTCCATTCGAAGAGCTTTGTTGTTGTTAGAAGATTGGCAGCCCGGGCATTATCTTGAAGTCAACAGCAAGCCTTATGTTGCATGGAAAGCTGGTGACACAGTTGAATGGGTATATGATGCACCGCACATGGCAGCTAACATTGGTCTTGAAGATCGTTATACATTACAAATTACTGGACACATATGATATCAACAGTTGATGAGTGGAGCCCACTAAAGAAGATTGTGGTAGGTAGTGCCACTCACGCAAACTGGCCAGTGACCGATCCAGTGTTTTCAAAAGAGTCAGAAAAGACAACTTGGACGGAAACACCTGTGCCACGTGGTCCGGTGCCCCAACGCATAATTGACGAAGCCAACCAAGATCTGGATGCGTTGGCAACCACACTGATTGGGTTGGGCGTAGAGGTAGTACGTCCAGATCCACTTAATTTCCAAACTCATGACGGCATGTACAACTACTGTCCAAGAGACCGGTTCCTTGTGTACGGATCAACCATAGTGGATCCTGCCATGATGTATCCTTGCAGAGACATGGAATTGCAGTGCTATCACGACATTGTGGATTCTGCTGACCATTATCGGTTCATGCCACGTAATGAAGGCATGACTTTGGACGCTGCCAATGTGTGCCGCCTTGGCGACAAGATGTTGTACTTGGAATCGGCATCAGGCAATCAAAAAGCCTACCATTGGTTGTGCGAACAGTTTCCGGATGTCACTATAGAACTGTGCAATTTTTATGCAGGGGTACACATTGATTCAACCATTGTGCCGCTACGTGAAGGCCTGGTCATGCTAAACGGACATAGAGTTGGTTTTGATACTGTGCCCAAGGTATTTGATGGCTGGCACAAGATCTGGGTGCATGATGTTGTGGCACAAGACTTTTACCGTTATCCCTACGCATCAAAATGGATTGCCATGAACATGTTGGTGGTAGATCCGCATACTGTGATTTGCGATGCTGATCAGACTGAATTGATTAAAACCCTAAAGAGTTACCAATTTGAAGTTATTCCCTTGCGGTTAAGACAAAGCCGCACTCTAGGAGGCGGCTTTCATTGTGTTACCTTAGATTTGTTACGCAACTGATACAAATGTATCAGGATCACTAGCTAACCAATATCCTTCGAGAGTAAATAACTCAGCAAATCTTGGTAATACCTCATTAAAATTAATAGCTGGATGTTGATCGTCACTACATGTTACAACAATTGTTGCTTCGTTGGGTAACGAAGGCCACACTATTTTTTTAAATTCCAAATATTCATTTGCTGTAGTTTGCGCTGATTCGTCTCCATAATAACTACCTATTAGGTAGAAAACTATACCAGCACCGCCAGTTCTGCGAATTTTTAAAGTATAGCACAACGGATCTATAGTTGTGGGAATAGGAGGATCAAATGATTTTGCTCGCATGGCATAATAAAATTGATCATATTCTCCACCATCACCTACTGGTTCTGCTGCCCATCGTTGGGTCTCTTGTCCAATGGGCAACAATGCTTCCGGAAACCGATTTTGTAAAAAAACTCTCATAAATGTCCTTTCAAAAGATTTGACAGAATATTGCAAATCTTGTATAATATACTTATGACTACACACTCACGTTTTGGCTTTTGTTGCAAATGGCTCAATGACCCCGAGGAAACTGGGGGCATGAAAGTCAATGCTGTGGACCGTGACATAAACGGAAGATCAACTACCATGCGCTGGCTTCGCGAGCATGCTGCCGAAGCTGACCAGCGCCAGTGGGACATCATGAATCACAATGCTGCCGCTGCCCTAAAGATGGTGGAGCGTGTGGGCGCAATGGAACCCGAACGCAGAATGGTGCGGCTGGGCTCAGAAATGTTACAGGGTTACACAGAACCCTCCTGGATAGATTGGTGGCAACGACGTGAAATTCAAGATCATTGCGAACGCATATTTGCTCCGGTTGGCCATGCTGCTCGGCGTCTGGGTGTACGGTTATCCTTTCATCCAGGGCAATTTTGTGTGCTGGCAAGCGAATCGGATGAAATTGTCGAGCGGTCCATACTTGAATTTGAGTATCACGCCGATATGGCGCGGTGGATGGGTTATGGCGCTGACTGGCACACTCATGGGTTTAAGATCAACGTACACCTCTCGGGCAAGGGCGGCCCTGCTAAGTTTTTGCGTACTTTAGGCAGATTATCTCCAGAGGCTCGAAACCTCATAACTATAGAAAATGACGAACTTACAAATGGACTTGACGTTACTCTTGCCGTGGCTGATCATGTGGCTCTTGTGCTGGATATCCATCACCACTGGATCAACACCGGCGAATACATCGCCCCTACGGACCCACGTGTGCAACGGGTTATTGAGTCTTGGCGTGGTGTGCGTCCTACACTACACTACTCAGTTAGTCGTGAAGACTGCCTTGTTGACCACTCTCGCACAGTAAAGCCTGACTTGAGTGCATTGCTGGCACAGGGCTACAAAAAGCAAAAACTGCGAGCCCATAGTGACTTTTATTGGAACGAAGCTGTGAACGACTGGGCGCTGACATTTGCTGATCAATTCAACATTCAGTGCGAGGCCAAAGGCAAGAACTTGGCCCGAGATCAATTATACCAGCAATGGTTGGCCACTCGATGAACAACATTTTAACCGGCATATTTGATTGGATCAAAAGTGATTACAAGACCCACCCTTTTAGA